CAAATATGGCAAAGTTCATGGGCTGGTAAATCAGAGGGAGACCCATTTATAGTTAGAGGTGGTTATCGTTGTAGGCATACTTGGTTGCCTGTCGTAGAACTTTAGTATATTATCAAATAAACTATAAAGGAGTTTTTAATGGCCGAAGAACAAAAAACAGAATCTGTTGAAGAAACAAAAGAGGTTGTTGAAGAGCAACAACCAGAAGTAAAAGAAGAAGTTTATACTCAACAGCAACTTGATGACGCAATCAAAGCAAGAATAATTAGAGAACGACAAAAAATATTAAAAGATATTGGTACTGATAATCTAGATAATGCAAAAATTGCTTTAAAAGAAAAAGAGCAACAAGAGATTGAAAGAAAAAAACAACGAGGAGAATTTGAAGATTTATTGAAAGAACAAGCAGATAAATTTAATCAAGAAAAAACTTCTCTACAAAAACAATTAGAGCAAATAAAAATAAATGACTCTTTGGTTAATGCCGCAAGTAAAAACAAAGCAATTAATCCAGAACAAGTAACTAATCTTCTTCGTAATAAAGTAAGATTAAATGAAGATGGACGTGTAGAAATACTTGCAGAAAATAATCAACCAAGATATAACTCAAAAGGTGAACTTTTAAGCGTAGATGATTATGTGCAAGAGTTCATTACGCAGAACCCACACTTTCAAAGCGCAACTCCTTCGGGAAGTGGAAGTCAGGGGAACGTGGCTAGGGTTAACGCAAAACCTCTCAAAATTGCGGATTTAGATATGACAAAAGCTGAGGATAGAAAAACCTATGCGGAATATCGCAAAGATCGTGATTCTAAACCAGCTATAATTAACCGATAGCTAAAAGGAGTTTAACATGGCTAACGAATCAACAAGTTCCACATTATCGGAACTATATACTGAAATCGTTGCAGAAGCTCAATTCGTCATTCAAGAGAAATCTATAATGAAGAATTTAGTAAAAAATTACACTATCGCTGGTGGCGGCAAATCTGTAGAAGTACCGATTTATGCGGCTGTTGCGGCGGCGGCTGTAAATGAAGCAACTGATCTTTCAAATACTGCTATCAACCCTAGTTCTGTAACAATTACAGCTTCAGAGGTTGGTGTAATGACTACTTTAACTGATCTAGCAAGAAATTCAGCACCAAGAAATGTTGCGGCTGATATTGGTAGATTATTTGGAGAAGGAATCGCTAAAAAAATGGACCAAGATTTATTGGCTCTATTTGATGGTTTTTCAACTGCGGTTGGAACTGACAGTGCGGCTCTTACTCCAGCAACAATTTTTAATGCGGCTTCAACTTTAAGAGCGGCTGGACTGCCAGTTGATGAAACGTATTGTGTGTTGCACCCTAAAGTAGCTTATGACTTAAAATCTGGATTAACAAATACTTTTGCTGGTCTATCAACTGATCTATCTAATGAAGCATTGAGAAATGGTTTCATTGGTCAGATTGCTGGTATCAAAATATTTGAAACAGGAAATATGTCAAATACTGGAACTGCTGGAGATTACAAAGGCGGAATGTTCCATAAAGACGCTTTAGGTCTAGCAATGATGCAAGACATTAAGATTGAAACTCAAAGAGATGCTTCTTTGCGTGCAGATGAAATTGTAGCAACAGCTGTTTATGGTGTTGGCGAACTACATGATTCTTACGGAATTGAAGTAATCGCAGACTCTTCAATCCAATAATTAATTAATACAAGGGGGGTTAATAACCCCCCTTTATTTACAGGAGTTTATGATGATAAAATTAGTTAAAGGGTCAAAGATAATAGAACGACCAGAAATTGAATGGGAAAAAAATCAAAAGATGTGGGAGTTAAGAGGTTTTAAATTGTATAGTGAAGAAAAAAAGAGTACACCTAAAAAAAAGAAAAGAGGTAAAGATGTGTAATTGTAATGGACAATGTATTTCTGGAAGATAAATGACAACAACTGTTTTTAGTGTAGCATTATCGCATTTGCAAGAGTACCAACCAGATATTGCTGGTTATGGTATATCTTCATGGGATACACAACTTCAACACGCAGAGGACGATGTACTACGACAAATTCGTGAGGAATGGTGGGAAAGATACAGACATACAGTTCGTTATAAAGATATTACAAAAATTACTTCAATAGAAATGACAAATTCTAAACTCACAACAACACAATGGAGAAGAGCAACTTGTTATAAAGCATTTGCAGATTACATATTTCCACAGCTTACTAAATGGCGTGACCCAGATACAGGAGAAGGTAAAGATAGTTTTCAAGTACAAATAGATTATTACAGATCAAGATATGCAGAAGAATTTCAAGCAATACTTCGTGATGGTGTTGAATATGATGAAGATGGAGGGGGAACAGTATCTGCTACTGAAAAAGAAGCTATACATACATTACGCCTTACTAGGTAATGGTCGCAGATATTAAAGTTAAAGCTAACACAATAGAAGTTAGTAATTATATAAAATCTTTACAAAAAAAAATTCCAAGTAATATTCAAAAAGGATTAGCTCAAGCTTCATTATTTGGTATTCAACAGATAACAGAAAAAACACAAAAAGGTCAAATGCCAGATGGTGGTAGATTTAGACCATATTCAAAAAGAGCAAAAAAAGACAGAGCAAAAAGAGGTAGGCAAATATCTTTTGTAGATTTAACAGACACAGGTAGAATGTTTAGATCATTAACAAATAAAGTAACAAAGAATAAAGCAACATTATTTTTTCGTAGACAAGAAGAAAACAAAAAAGCATTCTTCCATGATAGAGGTATAGGTAAAATGCCACAAAGACCATTTTTTGCTATTGGACGAAGAGACGAAGATAAGATAAGAGAAATATTTAACAAAGCTATTAGATTATGAGTAAACGAGAAAGTATTGCCGGTGATATAATTACAAAACTTGATGCTGTTTCAAGTCCTATTGAATTAAAGCTAATTAAAAGAGAGCCATTTGAACCAGAAGAATTAAGTAATGCTCAATTCCCATCTGCATATGTACAAACAGGTGATGAAACAAGAGAAATGCTTTCATTAGGTGATGTAGGTACAGGAAAACGACAAGGAACTATAGATTTTTTAATCGTAGGCTTTGTTAAGGGCACAACAGCCAATATAGATACTCTACGCAACCAACTCATAGAAGTTATTGAGGAAACATTAGATGCTGACATTACAAGAAATGGTAATGCTTTAAATACTCAAGTAATAGAAGCAAATACTGATGAGGGTGTACTTTTCCCTTATGGTGGTGTAAGAATTGTGGTAAGAGTTTTGTATGAATTTGTTAGAGGAACTGCGTAATGTCTAAAAGAATTAAAATATATTTTCCTAATGGAAATGATGAGATTGAAATACCAGATGATAAGCTAGATAAATATCTTGCAAATGGATTTAAAATTGATAAAAAAGTTTCTAGATCAACTGCAAAAAAAGTTGAAGTTGATAAAGAAAAAACAAAAGAGGAGTAGATTATGGCAACTCATGTTGGAACAAGTGGAGTAGTAAAAGTTGGCTCGGCATCAGTGGCTGAGGTAACAGGCTTCACTTTAAACGAAACACAAGACACAGTTGAGGATACATCTTTAACTGATTCAAATAAATCATACATTGCATTAAGAGGTGACGCTACTGCAACTATTGAATGTCATTGGGACGAAACAGATACCAATGGGCAAGAAGCATTAGATCATGGAACAAGTGCAACGATTGAATTATATCCAGAAGGGGCAACATCTGGAGATAAATATTATACAGGTACTGCTATTGTAACAGGTGCTGATGTGGCTGTGACAATGGACGGAATTATTTCAAGAACATTTAATGTTCAATTTAGTGGTGGAGTAACTCACGCAACTGTTTCATAAGGATTAAATGCCAGAAAAAATTGATTACTTTCAAGGTGTCGTAAGTCATTTTGATAGTTTAGAAGTTAAAATAATAGAAGTACCAGAATGGGGTTTAGAGGGCGAAAGAGCAATTTATGTTCGCCCTTTTACAATGAATGAGAAGGCACGAATATTTAAGGGTGCTAATGACTCAGACTTAAATGTATTAGTAGATGTTATAATTCAAAAATCAGAAACTAAAAGCGGTGAGAAAATGTTTGATCTCTCTCACAAGCCTAAGTTTAAAATTAAAGCAGATACAGATGTTATTTCTAGAGTTGCTTCAGAGATACTTGCACAAGATAGTATTTCTGACCTTAAAAAAAAGTAAACTCAGACCCAGAACTATATTCTATCATAGCATTAGCTGAACGATTGCATATGTCTATTAGAGATGTATTGCAAATGCCAGTTCAAGAGTTTAATATGTGGTTGG